TTTCATTTTAATATTTTTAATAATTAATTATTCAACTATTTAATAATAAATATACAGAATTATTAAAAAATTCAACATTACTATATTTTTTTATTATTTCGTATGTGTTTTGGATTAAATGGGCAATGTAAGCACCCACTTCCACAACAACTTCCTCTTCTCTTATGGTATTCTTCTGTCATAACCATATTACCAAACTTATCATAATAAAAATCTGTAGGAAGGAGTTTGGGTTTAATAAACTCCTTCACATACAAATCGTATATCCAATCATCTTTAACTAACATAATCATGTAATTTCACACGATCCGCCAGCGCAAGCTAATTCACCACTTAAATCGGTTTCATCTGTAACTTCCACTATTTTGGATAGGTCTATATTATTTAAATGTTTAACCATTTCATTATACATTTCTTCGGTAATATCTTCGAATGGTGCTTGTGTGTACGTACCACCATTATATGGTAATACAGATAACCCATTATAATGTTCTTTATTCGTCCACATCCATTCACCAGCTAATTCCCAATCTTCCTCTTTTAAAGATATCGTTGCAGAAACATTGTGAGTATTAGACCCCGTTCTGTGTCCACTTTTAACCCATTCTGTAGCAACTTTCTTAACTCTTTCTAATAAATCAAAGGGTGATTCAGTTCTTAAAATAGAACCCTTTGGTGCTTTTTGTGGGATGGTAATGATTGCGGTGTCGTGAGCCCTAAAGAAGTCATCTTCTAATAACTCTGGATGGTTTACAATTAAATACTTATAAATTGATTCATTCTTACCAACTCTGATTCTTCTAATGTAATAATCATTGTGCCAAGCATGTATCCCTGAAGAAGTTCCTAAAGTTAACGAAGTAGTCCCTGCAGGTTTTACTGTGGTACATCTAGCAGACTTATTAATACCTATAAGTTTAGAAACTCTACTATTTTCTCTTTTCACAATATCTGCAGATTTTTCTAAATCATAACCTAATACTACTCCACTACCTATACCAGTCATAGAAACCCCTATTAAAGCATCTTTCTCCGTAGTTTGTTGCCACACCTCTCTTAGATAATGAAAGTCCGTATAACCCGCTTGTAATGACCCTATGAACGCCGCAGCTTTAACTCTTTTATTCAAATCTTCTTGTGATTCTATATTCGATACATTAACCTCACACAAATTACAAAATTGGAATGGTCTTAAAGCTATTTCACAACATGGATTCGTTCCCCATTCTTTATCATTTGATAAATAAATTCCTGGTTCACCAGCACCTGATAACTCAATCCTTTTCCATAAATCCATAAAGAATTGTTTAGTTATCTTATGTCTAATAAGTACCGCTGAGTTATTTGCTCTACCTCTTTGTGGATTTTGTTCCCACCATTTTCCAGACTTACAAGAAATCATTTCAATATCATCAGCACTAAATAATGATATGAGTGCCGCCCTTCTAATACCACCCGCTAAAACTGCGTCTGCAATATGACAAACAATATCATGTGTTTCTGTGGTAGTTAAAGTTTCTCCATCTATTTTATTTTCTAAAATACCTGTTATTTTAACTATACATTCTTTTAGTGGTTGTGGTCCTGGAGCTTTTCCACCAGAAGTAACCAATCTAGCCCCTTTTGGTCTAATATCTGAAAAGTCAAATTCTATTTTTGAACTTCTCTTATCCCCAATATATGACTTCATAAGAACTTTTATAGAATCCGCCCACCCTTCAATAGAATCACCAATTAAAAATCTTCTTTTTCTTTTACTATATGGTTTATTGATTGGGGGTAATTTTTCAACGTGATGTTTTTGTACTGAATACCCAACACCAGTTCCACCTAATAATAAAAACATTGTTTCTGCAAACGCATCAACATGATCAATAGGTAAAAATGCACAATTATAAACTCTATTAGGTGATATCTCAATTGGTTTACCAGCAAATTGCATTGATCTCATTGATGGTAAAACTTTTTTATCGTAGACAAACTTATATTTCTCCTCTATCTCATCTTTTAACTCAGGATACCTTTTAATATGCATATTCTTATTCCTAGTTACTAACTCTTCCCACGTCTCCCTTCTATTTAATTCTGGTATATATTTTGCGTATTTCATATACACTGTAATGTCTGATAATATTTTATTTGTTACGTCCATTCTTCTTCTTTTTTTCTCAAATTATTTAAATTTTAAGGTGAGTATTCCCTTAACAATTTATTTTCTTAAATTGTTTTTTTGTATTTAAAATAACTAAATTAAGTTATCCTCCCCCTAAAGTCTCTCGTTTTTTCTTTATAACATCTGCTATAAAATTAGAATCTTTTTTCTTAGTACCCTTTTCAAATTCTAAGAATGATACATCACTAGAATCTTCGGTATCAACTATAAGTGTTCCATTATCAAATAATATATCTTCAAATATAACACCATCTTTACCAAATCTAGATTTAAGTATCGCCATTGTTGCCCTACCTTCTTCCTTTTGTTCTAAGGTTTTAGCAACTGAAACAATGAAATGACCAATTTGTCCTTTTTTGATTGATCCTCCGATCATATCTGCTTGTACAACATTGGCACCAATAGAACTTCTATTCCCTTGTATTGCAGTCCACCCAACAATATCTAATTCTGAAATCATAGTTTCAAATTGTCTCATAACATTTCCTTCACCAGTCCATTCGTCCTTAAATTGTTTTACGGGTGAAACACAATCCATATAATCCACAAAAACAATATCAGGTTTCATCCCATTGGATGTTAATCTCCTTAAATATTGTTTAATTTGTGGTATAGTGGTACCATCACTAGCCATTTTCTTTAAAATTAGATTACCTTCTTTACTTTTAAACCTAGGTAATATTTCTTTTACTTTGTCTCTATTTTCAGTCAATTCATTTAGAGGTACTTCTGTCCAACAAGTTATATGTTTTCTTTGGATTACTTTGGGGTTATCCTCGAAGAAAATTTGTACCACATTATATCCTAAATTATATGCAGTATTAGCCATTCTTGTTATAAGAGTAGTTTTACCAACACCAAACGGTGCTAATATAACCCCTAATTCTCCCTTAGATAGTCCACCATCCATTAAGTTATCCAAACCAACTATTCCTGTTTGTACTGGACTTCTGAAATCATCACTAAGTACATCTTCAATTGAATGAAATACATCTATTCCGACATCACTTATCTCACCAACAGTTAAAGCATTTTTTAAAATTTCTTCACATTCTTCATATCTATCAAAATCTCCACTATCTAGTATTTTTTGGATTTTCTGATTAGCCTTCTTAAGTTCTTGTTGTTTGCAGAACTTAATGGCAACTTCTTGTGTGTGTAAACAATCTTTACTGTCAGATTCTTGAATTTCTTTAATCATTTCCAAAGCGGAAGTTCTAGCGATTTCTCTTCTTACTTCAGCTTTAATGATCTGTTTGATAGTATCATATGATGGTATAGTTTCATAATTTTCATTATAATCTTTAATACTTGCAATGATTAATCTTATATACTCGTTATCAAAATAATTAGGGGATATAATTTCTAATATACTTTCTGAAAACTTTGTGTCTTCAATCATTTGTTTAACTAATTTTACCTGAAAAGTGTACCCTAAATATCCTAAATTTTTAACTTCCTTTCTATCCATAACTTTTTTAATTTGACTTATTAATAAATATGCAGTCTAAGTCATAATCACAATATTTTTTTGTATATTTTTTCTGATTTAACCCCTGTTGAATTTGATCAATGATTTTAGGTATAATTTTTCTAATATCGACATCATATCTTACTTTTGGTGGGTAGTCATTACCACTAAACATCTTCTCCGCAACAACATCACCTTTTACTTTTATTTGGAGTGTGAATATATCTTCATTCTCATAAATGTTCTTAGTGTATTCATCAGAACCTTCATCTCTATTATTATTAAAGTAAGGGTTATAATACCTATACATATATTCATATGAATTGTTTTTAAAATGTTTCTTAAGTATGTCTACACAATCATCTAAGGTATCTTTTAATTCTATAGAACATATGGAATCTTTATTATATCTATGAATCGGGAAATTCCTTCCGACTATTGGGTTTCCGTTAATTAGAAATAAAAATTCATACGGAAATACTTTATACACTTTTTTCATCTTTCTCTTTTTTTGTTTTTAAATAATATTCTTTCTCTTTTTTTATAATTCTCAAAAATGGTTGTAGAAAACTTATATAACCATCTCTTCCTCCAGGTAAAGCCATCATCAACCCATCTTCAATCATCATCTTTATTACATTTTTAGTTTCTCTATCTTCTGGATCAATAGTAGTTTCAAATAAGTAATCTAATTCTTCTTTTGAAGATTCCGTTAATAATGGTTCTTTAAGGTTGATTATCTTTTCGTTAATATCATATATATCATCACCCTGTACACCAACAGTAACTTTATTTATTATATTATCTAATGTTTTCAATCTCTTTTTTCTTTCGTTTTGTATTGTTTCAATTTTACTAATAATATTTTCCAATGTCAAAGTTTTTTCAATAATTTCAGGAAAATATTTTTTTATTGTTTTTTCACTTATACCTTGTATCCCTTTTATATTGTCACTATTATCACCAGAAATAACTTTTATTAACTTTAAATTGGATGGGTGATGGTCGAAATATCTTAAATAATTGTCCTTTGTAACGATAGTTCTTAAGTTTAAAACATAAATTCCTACCCTATCATCTATTAATTGACACAAATCCCTATCATTAGACAATATCACCACTTTTTCATCTTCTTTTAATTTAGAAACGTAGTAAGCTATGGAATCATCAGCTTCTATTATCTCGTCTTTGAATTGTCGAATAAATAATTCTTCACAATAAGACATTACCCTTTCTTTCTGTATATATAAATCTGGATCAGAAGGAGGGGTTTCATTATAGAAATCTTTATCCCTATTGGATTTATATTCCTTATATAAGTCATACCTTAATCTACCACTAAATCTTCCATCCCAGAAGACATATACTCTATCAAAACGATACTCCTTTATTACTTTTCTAAGAATGGTTAAGAATTGGAAAATTCCACCTATGTGGACATCTTTATTGTAAAGATTTTTAGCGCCAAAATAGGCGGTTTTTAATAAAGAGTCTCCATCAACTAATAAAGTGTGTCTATAGGATTTTTTCTTATTGGGTAATTTCACTGACCATTTCTTATTGGGTTAATAAATTAATCATCAGAGTAATCCACAGGTGCTTCAATAAATGTCTCATCATCTTCAATGACAAAATCTAATACATCGTCTCCTACATTTTCAAATATCTCTACCCAATAATCTTTATGTGTGGATTTATAGTCATCAATAGCCTTTTTATCGTCCTCAATAAATCCATGTGTTGTAGCTAATATTCTACAATCAGCGTAACCTAAACCATTCATATGGTTTTTATGTATACCAACCTTAGTTCTAATAGCGAAGTTAACTTTTCTACCTTTATTGGTGGCAGATAGTTTTGAAATTCCAGCATCTTTTTGATTTCCGAATAAGAATACTAATGCGCAAGATAGATATATAGAATTACCACCTTTTGGCATAATTTTAGGTTGCCCAAATGAGTTATCTGGTAATGAAACCCAAGGTTGGTTAACGAAAATCATTGTATTAGTGTATGGTGATGATTCTTTTCTTGATGAAGTAATCCTCTGTGCCATACCCATACCCCATTTTTCAGAGATGATTCTAGCAGTATGTTGATTACCACCTTTACCATCAAAACTCATTTTACAAGGTATAGTACCTATTGAATCCCAACAAAATAATATATCGTGTGGTATCTCACCATTTTTTTGACCATCTAAAACTTCTGTAACATAATCAAAGGCTTGTTCAATATAATCAAAACCTAATTTATATAACAAAAACCCATCCCAATAACCAGTAACTTCACCAGTTTCTTCGTCAATTTCTTCAACATATTCAGTTTGTAATCCCATTTGTTTGGCATGTTCAAAACTAAATTTTTGTTCGGTGATAATGAATATCG